GATATTTCGTTTATAGTCTTAGGAAACGCTTCTTCTAATCGTACCCCATAAGTTCGTTCATCTTGTTCATTCAATTGAAATATATCAACAGAACCAACATACTCTTTGTAATAGTTAATATTAAATGTTTCACTATTATAAGTTACCTTTTGCCACTGTTCGAAAAAGTATCTTTCTGCTAAATCATTACCAAGATAAAAAGATGCTTGTACCTCACCATATGTCTGTCCTTGGACTATCTCATGTGGTGGGCCGTATATGTTACCATTCATTTGAGTTCTTAGATTTCTGCCTGGGATTGCAATCGTATCACAACGGAAAGATATTCTTCTAGCGGCATCACTATCCAATAACCTTACAGTCGTTGCAGATGCATCTTTACCAGATGTTTCTGGAGAACTTACTGCACCAGAGGGTAATCCTAAAATTACTTCATATCTATTAGGTTTTGAATATCCATCTTTTGATGAGTTATGTTGTAAAAACGCATTTAGACTTCCAAAAGCTGCACCACCTAATACGTTTGAAAAATTAAATCTAGACATTAAATCATCTTCCTTGAATCACCCCAAACTGTATTGTCTGACGCTTTCTTAAATCTTTGTACTGGTAACATAATTGCAGTCAAATTATCCTCTGGTTCTATTCTTAAACACATCGACCTTAAATATCCAAACAAATATCTTTTAATTGTTGGTTTTGTCAACCTACTCTTAATAACCTCATTTACGTTTAATCTATCTTGACCAGCGGCATCTAGTAATCTTGCTCTTAATGCATATGGTAAATAATGAAAATTCAATCCATAGAAACCTTTTTCCGCTGGTTTCAAATACATAATCAAAGGAAACGTATCATAATATGGTAACTTGTCCTTTAGTTTAGGTGCGTATATGTACATATTTAGAAAACCCTCATGAGGACGTTTCGCAAGTTTACCAGAACGTAAAAGTTCTGCCGTACTAGGAGTTCCTAATTCCTTAATACGATTACGATACCATCTAAAGGGTTCGTTTCCAGTTTTTATCTGTTTTGATATTCTATCGAAATATGTTTCTTCTGCCATCAGAACCAACCTAACGCAAGTTTTGTATCTTCAGGCACCATGTCCATATTGAATGGTGGGGAGAACGTGCAGTTTGCAATAGACTCTTTTATTCCCTCTACCAAACCAGCATTTTTGATGTTCGTATTAATTTCATCTGCCATAGGACAAAATGCACTTGTAAGAGTATGTGTTATTTTCACTACAGTATTATCCTCTAATATTTCTATATCATATATTAAACCCAGATGTATTACTGAAACACTAGGTATCTCTGGGTCATATACTTGTTCTAGATTTCTAACAACTTCACCCATTATTCTATTATGTTCTTTATCGTACATACAAATATTTATACACCTAGTTCATCTTCTGTGATGATGATAAATTCCATATCTCTATCTTTACAATACTCAGTTGCGTTTTTCCATTTTGCATCATTAATTGCATATGTTCTAACTTCTGTTATATACCTTGATGTTTTACGTTTGGGAGTTTTTGGGGGTCTAGTTTGTGCTTTAGGTTTTACTTCAACTATCCATTTTTTCAAACCTCTTGGTGTTTTTACTTTGACATAGAAATCTGGGAAGTATCTGTGTATCTTTCCATCAAGTGGAGAACGATATGGTATGAAGAATTCCTCAGAACCCCACTCTACTATTTTCTCGTTTCGGTCACAATATACCATAAACTTTCTTTCCCACAAAGAACGATAAATAATATTTGAAGGGTCACCTTTGTATTTTTTAGTATTTGAAGGAAAGTATTTTCCACGATATGCCATGACAATTCACCTAAATATTTACAAGGATATTTATACAGATGTTTAAAGGTTTCTTAAATGAGATAAAGAATGTTGCAGTAAATCGTGCAACAAATCGTATCAACAGTATGGTAAACGATGCACTTGGTGGTTTGCCTGGATTACCTATGAATCGTGGTAGAGTATCTACTGCACAGAATAGGTTTGGAACACCAAACCCATTTGATGGTGAGATGGTCATGTACCCAGAAGATTTAGGTAATACTGGTCAAGGTCACTATATTGTTTTCAACATAAACGAACAAGTAAATGCAAATGTTTCTTTTAACAAAGGTAGTTTAAAAGCGAATATTGCACAAATGGAACATTACGATAAAGCATCTGATTTAAGAAGACGTAAACTTAATTTGACAAGAGGTTCAGTTGGTAATGACTCAGAATTTGCAAACAAGAAAGCGTTTGAACAGCCTGGTCAAACTACAAATAGTGTACCCAGAAGTGCAACCAGACAATTAAAAAGTTCTATTGCGATGTATATGCCTGCATCTGTTGGTGTCAGTACAAATGCAAATTATCGTGAGGTAGAGATAGGTGCTCTTGCGTCTGGTATGGTATCCTCTATGAATACAATTGCAAAAGACAACCCATTTGATAATTTTAGTGCGTTTACTAAAAATGTGATGACCGCTGGTAGTAATCTGGTAGAATCTGCAAAAGCAGGAGAGGCAGGAGAAACATTTAAAGAGAATATGGTTAGAGGTATGTTAGACCCCTTGCCTGGTCTGTCTGGTATTGGTGCAGTGCAAGATATACAAAGAGGGTTTGTAAGAAACAATCGGTTAGAATTAACCTTTGATGGTATTGGTAGACGTTCATTTAGTTTTAATTTTAAATGTATGCCCAAGTCTGAGAACGAAGCAAAATCAGTTGACAAGATTGTGAATATGTTTAGATTCTACATGGCACCTAGTTTCAAAGGAACAGATGTATCACAGTCTAGAACTATGATAGTACCAGCGACATTTGATATCACATATCTTTTTGAAAATGGTACACAAAACGCATTTTTAAATAAAATATCAACGTGTGTGTTGGAGAGTTGTGATGTGAAGTATGGTGGAGAGAGAGTTCAGTTTTATAGACCAACAGAAAACTTTCGTGGTGAGAGTGGTGCGCCTCCAGTAGAAACAGATATTACTCTTAGTTTTAAAGAAATAGAACTTATTACCAGAGAGAGAATTGGAGTTGGTTTCTAATGAGTTATTTTTCTATGTTTCCAGATACATTATATGACGCAAAGGGTGATGGTAACTACACTGTCATGAAAGACCTCTTGTCTAGAGTTAAGTTAATCGCACCAGTTAAAAAAAACATAGTTAACTTTGACTACTATAATGTTCAAGATGGTGAAACACCAGAGATGATTGCACACAAATATTATGGAGATGTAAATCTTCACTGGACTATACTTGTTGCAAACGATATAGTAGATTACTATGAAGAGTGGCCGATGAGTGTTCAGAAGTTCGAACAGTTTATGTTTGATAAGTACGATAATCCACAAGGAATACATCACTATGAAATAACCCAAACATCTGGAGATACTACAGTAACAGTTGACGTTGGAACTGAAGAGGATTTAGTTTTAGAAGATTATCCTACTGCAACTGCAATATCTAATTATACATATGAGGATAGATTACAAGAACAAAAAAGACAGATTAGATTAATATCACCAGATTTTATTAGTCAGTTTGTATCAGAATTTGAAAAGAAATTAAGTGAGAAGTATTAATGACTGCCCTTGCGAAGAGTGAACTTCAGTATGCAGGCGAATATCTACTAGAAGAGTGTAGTATAGTTGCAACGACTGGTAAGATGTATAACATCTCTGATTTGATTGAAGAGATTAATATACATGAAAATATATTCTCTGCACAAGTTACTGGTAGTATTATCATATCAGACACAACTAATATTATAATGAACACACCAATTATTGGTGAAGAAAGACTTCTGTTGAGATTAATGACACCTCAAAAAAGTCCAACCCCAGATACAGTTATTGATTTTATCAACAACCCTTTGATGATTTATAAAATTAATAGACAACAAGGGTTGGGTGAAACGTCTAATCTATTCTCTTTACAATTTGGTTCTATTGAAGGTTTTAGAAATCAAACGAGTAGAGTTACACAATCGTATAAAGGTCAAACATCTGATATTGTAGAGAAAATACTTAGAGATGAACTATATCTAAGAAGTAAAAAAAGATTTTTTAAAGAAGGAACATCTAATCTTGCAAAGATAGTATTTCCTAATGTTAGACCATTCAAGTGCATCAATTATCTAACAAATATTTCTAACTCTGCGTCTAAAAACTCATCACCATCATATATGTTCTATGAAACTACTAAAGGTTTTCACCTAAGAACATTTGATGGTTTGTGTGATGAAGATGTTGTTATGACTTTTAGAGAAAATGTTGCAGCCCGTCTAACACCCCAAGGAACTAATGATGTACTTGCAACACTAGAAACTCTTATAAATTATGAAGTAATACCTAACAAAGATACTATTAATAATTTAACTAATGGTATGTTGAGTTCCAAATTAATCACACATGATATTTACAATAAAAAACTTAATACACATAAATATAATTATCTAGAAAACTTTGATAAAGATATACATCCAGATAATGGGGAGTCTAAACCAATTATCTCAGAAGCGATTGACCCAGAAACAAGAAAGACGTTATCAGAACATGAGGATACAAAACTCTATGTGTCTTCAACCTCATCTGGTTACTCTTTTTCAGAAACAGATGGAAATTACCCATATCAAAGTGATAACCTTGACCAAACATTACAAAGAAGAGTAGGAAGACGTAACCAATTTGGTGGTGGTACTGTTATGAATATTGAAATTCATGGACAAACCATGATTAAAGTGGGTGACAAAATTCGTGTTGAAGTGGGTGCAACATCGACCTTATCTGATGCAGAAGAAGATGACAATTTGACTGGTAATTACATCATTATGAAACTACGTCATATATTCACACAATCAAAAGAACTAAAACACAAAATTGTAATGCAAATTGCAAAAGATTCCAAGGCTGGTAAAAGTTATCCATCTATGGGAATTTCCCAAGACGGAACTGAGATGGGTAATGCAGAAACCATTGAAGTGTAGAAAGGAGATACAACTCGTTATTATGTAATCTAAAACTCTAACAAAGGAAACAACATGACAAGTAAAACAAAACTGAAAATGAGACGATTCAACAATTTACAAAGACAAGTTAGGACGATAGAAGAGATGAAACCAGAAGAACATAAATACATTAAAGAGTTGTTACGAAAGATAAAAAATGAAAACATTCCAACAGTTACAAGAGGGAGTTTACGACCCCAACATATTTAACGCAATATTCCTTGCAGGCGGGCCTGGGTCTGGTAAGTCCTATGTCGTTAAAAGAAGTTCTGGTGGTCTTGGTCTGAAGATACTAAATTCAGATGACATCTATGAGAAAGACCTAGAAAAGGCAGGACTAGACATAGGAAAACCAGAAGACATCTTTTCTGATGAGGGTCAAGAGATAAGAGCAAAATCTAAACGATTGACTAAGATGCGAAGAGATTCTTGGGTTGATGGTAGACTGGGTATCATTATTGATGGTACTGGTAAAGACCTAAACAAGATTGGTAGACAGAAGAAGTTACTAGACCAACTTGGTTATGAAACTATGATGATATTTGTAAACACTTCATTAGAAACTGCACAGATACGAAACAAAGAAAGACGAAGAACACTACCAGAGAAAGCAGTCGCAGAGATGTGGAATCTGGTGCAGAAAAATATTGGTGGTTTCCAACAACTGTTTGGTTCTAGAAACTTTATAATCGTAGATAATAATAATGCAGACGAAGACGTATTTGCAAAAGTATTCAAACGTATTCGTGGTATAGTCGTAAATAAACCTTCCAAACCACAGG